ATTGAATTTGGTATATTAATAGCATTTTTCTTTAAAATATCTATTATTTCTTGTCTAGAAAATAATCTTGTGCCCTTTTGTTGTCTTAGATAAGAAACATAAAGAGAGGCACAACCAACAGCAAAAGGATTACTCATACTAGTACCACTCATTAATCCATATCTATTATTGGGTAATATACTCATTATATTATGACCTGGAGATAAAAAATCTAATCTGTCTCCGCTACATGTGTATGGTGTTCTATCAAAATTTTCATCAATAGCACCTATACTTATAGTATGTTTATTGCGAGCAGGATATAATATATCTTCATTTATACCACTATTACCAGCTGCACAGAAGATTAATATATTTTTTTTATTAGCTTCTTCTATAATTTTTGTTAAATCTTTCATCTCATTTTTTGCGCCTAGAGACATTGTGATAATATCAAGTTTGTATTTTATACAAAACTCTATTGCTTTAACAATATCTTTAGATTTACCATTTCCATTAGCATCCATAACTTTTAATGAATATATTTTTGATTTTGGGGCAACTCCGACCATTCCCCTCCCATTATCAGTAGCGCATATTGTTCCACAAACATGAGATCCATGACCATTATCATCAAAAAAGTTTTCATTATCTTGAACAAAATTATATCCACCAATAATATTTTCTTTTATATCCTCATGATTAGCATCACAACCAGTGTCCATAACACCTATTTTAACTCCTTCTCCACGACTTTTTATCCATTGTTTATCTACTTCTAGTTTAGTAATTTCCCACCCTTTTGTTTGTGGGTCATGTACATCTAATCCAAAAACTTCTTCAACGGTATGTGGTAATAATTTAATATTATTTCTCATGGTCTATCCTTGATTTTTTGAGAATATAATTTTATATCATCTGATATATTTATATTATAGCTTTTCCAATTCATTAAATGACCAAAAATAAAATGACAATATTTATCACATAAAGTAATTAAATTATCTTTATCTAATTCTTTAGTCTTGTCTATATGTACAGGAATTATATGGTGAACTTCTGGTTTTATATTTGATCCACAAATTTCACAAACCGGATTATCTTTTAAATGCTCAGACCTAACCTTACCCCACTTAGGAGATCTAACTCCAGCATATCTTGATTTGTTAAATGGCCAAATCATAAGATATTAGCTGCTATCAAACAGCCCTTAGCAACTGCGTGTAAGGGGTCTGACGAGTGCCTGACTATCTCAATTTGTAGAGGGAAATTAGACTCCATCAATTTTTCTTGTAGTTTTTCTATATAACCATCAGCTTGAGAAGTTCCTCCAGCAACTACTATTGGTACTGGATGCTTAAATTTAGGTAAAGATTTATGATTAGTTAATGCTAAAGCTAGTTGTTTAGCCGTATATTCTATTAATCTTTCATAATATGATGAAACCGCACTTAGCACTGGATTTTCGTTTGGTTCACCAATTTTAAAACCACCCGCCTCCTTCTCCACCTGAACTACACTATCTGGTTCTCCGGTCGCTATAGCGCTCATACGGTCAATCCAGTCTCCTGACTTGGTTGTACTAAATACCACGGTTGGTTCGCCGTTGAGCATAACACAAACATTTGTCATGCCAGCACCACAACTAACACCAATGCCAGTATAATCATTCTCACTTAATTCTGCATAGCATAATGCTTCGGCCTCATTAATAGCTCTAGCATCATAGCCCATTTCTGCCAAAATAGATTTTACAACATCCTCATGATAACCAACATCAAAATCATCATCTTCTTGATCTATTGGTTGAGCCGGAACACAGAAAACTAGTTTTTCATTTTCTTCTGAGGACTTGCCCACAACTTCTTGTATGATATATGCTAATACTCTTTTAGCCTGTTTTTCTTTAACAGAAACAACTCCACGATACATTGGCCTACGAGCGGTATCGTTACGTTCAACAGCTTTTTCAATAGCATCTTTACCTAATATAATAAAAGATCCATCACTATCTTTAACAAAGACTTTTCCGGTCAATCCTTTTTCTATCATTTTATTAGCTATGGGTGTTGATGGTTTAATTATATAAAAAGCATCCCTAAAATCTTTGTAGAGAATATTATCCTTTTTGTATGCTGCCATAACTATAAAACTAGTTCCAACGTCTAATCCTTTACTCATGATTATTTACCTTTCATATTTTTAAGTTTATCTATAGCACCAGACGTATCATTCTGTACAACTTTTGTGCTTCCTACTAGTTCCGTTTTTTTCTCCAAAGATGCTGTATCAATTTTTAATACAACTTTTTTTTCGTCTAATATAATATCTGATGTTTTATTATTACTAATAGATGTATTAGTTTTCATAAAGCTTCTTGGACTATCATTTTGAATGGTAGTAAAACAATATTTTTGAACAACCATTCCCATACAAAATATAAAGATGGCTGCTGTTGATATTATTATAGACTCTACCATATATTTATATACACCTTTTCCTATGTATATAAATACACCTAAAGCTTGAGAATTAGAGGGCTTTAGACTATGATTTGACTATGGATAAATTATAGTATATTTAGAAGCTATAATTAATAGTCTTAATTTTAAATATCTTTACTAGATATTACTCTGCCCTTTTGGGTTCTTGAAATATATCCCATTCTGATCATGTATGGTTCGATGCTATTTTCAATAGTTTCCATAGCTATTCCACACATAGCGGATAAACTTTTAAGACCAAGAGGATTACCAATATTTTTCTTGAGAATTTCTAGATATTTTTTATCATTACAATCAAAACCATTTTTATCAATACCTTGAGTTTGAAAAATTGTATCTACATCTGTTTCTTCTGGATACATATCTTTATAACTTTTATACCATTGTAGTCTAGCATTTAAAATTCTGGGTGTCCCCTTGCTTCTTTGGGCTATTTCTATTAGCAAATTATCATCTATCATTAGTCCGAGCTTTCTAGCGTTCGACCCTGCCAGTTTAGCTAACTCATCGGAGGTATAAAAAGACAAATGCTCTTTAATTACAAATCGGTCATAAAATGGCTGGCTCAAACTACCACCACTCGTTGTAGCCCCAATCATTGTAAAGACAGGAAGATCTATTGATTCTGGTTTATTATCTAGAACAATATCTAGCTTATAGTCTTCCATTACTGGATACAAAAATTCTTCAACCAACTTTGGTAGTCTATGAATTTCGTCTATAAAAAGCACTGATCTTGGCATTATCCCCATAAGATAAGGAATAATATTTTTGGGACTTCTAATATTAGCAGCATTGATGGTATATAGATTAACACCAAGTTCATGAGCAATAGCACCAGCAATAGTAGTCTTACCAAGACCAGGAGGGCCATCTATTAAAATGTGTGGAATAACACGATCAGATATCTTACAACTATGTGTAAGAATTTTCAGTCTTTGAACAACATTAGACTGACCAATAATATCTTCAAACTTAATCGGCCTGAGTGAATGACCCATTATTAACTCCCAATAATTGTAAAGCTTTTTTCAAAAGTGCCACAGGATTATCAATTTTAATTTCATCAAATGCTTTTTTAATCAGATCTTTAGCTTCTGATTTTTCAAATCCATAATTTTGTAAATATTCAGCAGACTTATTTAAGACTTCATCAGATAAAATAATATCATTAGAAACAGGATCAGAGTCAGTTGTATTTTTATTATCAGTAGTATTGCTACTATTTTGTATTTCTGGTTTTACTCTTTTATGATCTCTATCATATTTTTCATAATTTAGTTTAATATTTTTAATTCTGACAGGAACTATGATTAGTCCACAGTCACAAGCAATTTTAAATAATTTAGTTTTAGACTCAACTTTCGTTAGCCAATGATTAAGTCCACACTCAGGACATATAAATTCATAGCTAATATCATATGACTTGGGCTTGATATTATAGATTATTTTCTTCTTTTTTGTTTTCATTATTTTCTTCTTTAACCCAAAAGATAAAATCGTTATGTTTTTCGTCAAAGGCGCTTTCTAGTAAACCGTCATTTACTAGCTTATTAAGAATATTACTAACCATTCTATTGTTGAATGATTCAAGCATATCCATCAAGATTGTATCGTTGATATAATATGATATAGCTTTTGTTTTTTTATTAATTTTCTGTTTTAAGAACTGTTTTGCTATAGTCTCACATTCTGTAAAAGATAGGGTTTTATCTAACTCTTTTTCTTCGTCATCATTAAGAGAAGCAATAATTGTACTTAGATAATCCTCAGAATTTTTATTGACTTCACCAAAAAATTTAAAAACTAATCTTCTAGCGTGTTCTATAAATTCTGACAAATTTCCTATTACATACCATTCTTTTTTATGTGCCATATAAATAATGTTAATTTAAAATATCAAACATTCCTTTGTAGTAGTGTGGTTGCTTTAAAAAATACACAGAATGAGAGACTATATGATTAATATAATCGTGTTGAGTCTTGTCGTGTATAAAATATTTTTTCTTCCATACTTTAACTCCATCATAGTTATTCCCCAAATACTGGAAGGAATTACCCTTGCCAGTATTGGAGAAGTAACTATTCACAGGAATCGACTTGCTTGGAAAACCAGAGGCAGGAGGGGTTCCGAAACCACCAACATACCATACATTTGGAGAACTTTCAACTATATCATTTAGAGCATCTTGTAACATTTTACCCCAAGAGTCCCATGCTTCTGGATCAAACTTAAAGTAGTGTTTATACTTTTTCTCTAAATTGTCCTGACTATCATCATAGTCATGACTATCATCATAGTTGTCATCATGTTCTTCGTTCATTTTTATCCTATACAAAATTTGTCACTAACTTGATTAGCAAGGTCTTTAGCCGCACTACTCAAGAAACGATTACCACTAAAGTAGAGAGGAGTAGAGACTTGATTTAGGAACTCCACCACCGTTTTTAAAAGCTTGGTCTGCTGACCGTCGAGACTTATATCTTCGTCACCAGCCTCAACAGAGAGCGTCTGGTTGAGGTTATCGTCCTCATCAGCAGGAACCACAGGCATGGGGTCACCAAGGGCTTTCTCAAAATTATGAAGCGTTTCAGTACCATACTTTTTATAGTTCTGATTCAGATAATCATATACAGATTTTTCCGACAATCCTTCTGTGCCTGTATTTTGTAGACTATTCAGAATATCAGCAGCAACAGTAGCCGATACTGGAACACCAGTAATGTCTGACTGCTTATAAGCCTTGGCATAACCCTTATACCATTCGTCGCTGCACTTCTCAGGAATAATCTGTAGGGTTGCTGGTTGACCAGTAAGAGCAGACTTTAAATCAGCGACATTAACTGTTTGACCAGTACTACCGGGAAGTAGACTCGTAAAATAAGGAGCCTTCTTTTCCCAACCCTTACGCCACCAAGTATAAGGAACACGATAAATCTGATTAGGTTTGATGGCTCTTGGATCACCACTAAAGTAATTTACCAACTTCTTCTGTAGTCCATTCCAAAAGGTCTTATTAGACCCTACAATATTACGACTAGTATCGTCAAAAATCCAGTAGCACTGATAACCATTGCGAGTATCAACAACCCAACTTGGCTTAACAGGAAAACTATTGATCTTAGCAAGGAACTTCTTCTTCTTTTGCATAACTAGGCTGGGCTTAAAGTAGCTACCCTGTTCATCACGACCAGCGTCCATATCACAGAAACAACAGGTAAACTGTTTGATGGCGTATAGTTTACGACCACCATTTACATAAAAGTAAACATCAGAACTTCTACCAATATTAGCATCAAGAGCCTCTTGTAAATCAGTAGTATGATTCATACTGCTAATTTTCTTACGAGGGTTGCCATTATAAACAAAGATGTGACTTTGCTTAAAAGAATTCAGAAAATTTTCTCTTAGTCTTGTCCACGAATTAACGTGCATCTTACCAGCATTGCTATTGTTCTTATCAAAGGGGTTAAAATCCAAAGTATCGCTAAACATTTATTTTCCTTTTGAACTATTTCCTACCAACAATTTCAATATTGGGATAGTAAACACTACTATCAAAATCAATATCTTAAAAATGTGGGAGGGAATCGAACCCTCTCAATTAGCGTATGCTTTATAGGCTAGAGGCTAATATCTTTAGTCGCCAGACTCCACTTTCTATTAATAATTAGTACT